CCGTCTCGCGGCCCTCCCCCACCGGGCCTGGGGCCTACCGGGGCCCAGGCGTAAACGCCGGCCCCGGGGCCCCGCCCGGTGGGACGACCGAGGGGAGGGGAAGCGAGGGGAGACGGTGTGTGGTCTAGTACTTGGGGGCAGTGGAGGCTGGGATGCCCCTGGGAGGCCGGAGGATGGTTTCTGAGGGCCTAGCAGGGTCGGGGTGGCACTGGAGTACCCCCAGACGATTTGAGGCCGTATAAGGCCGGCACGTACAGCTCTCAGGAGGTGTTGCAGGGTGGCGGGGAGCTATGCTAAGCTCGTGGCATGGAGTTTCCGCGAGAGATCGTTAAGCGAGTAGTTGAGGTTCCGGGGTGGGGTGATATACCAGCACTGCCTAGCGAGCAGAGGCTGGAGGAGGCGGGCATGGTCCACGAGGACTTAAGCAAGACCACACGCCTGAGGTACCAGGCGCAACTGGCGGACTATCCGGTGGAGTCGTACGAGGCTAGGGCGATCCAGCAGGCGGTGCCGACGTACGGCACACGTGTGGTCCAGCTGGAGAGTGTGATCGAGCTTGGGGTGATCTGGGTGAAGGTAACCGTGGCATGGTGACGGCGTGTCGAGTTGACATGCTAGGGGGTACCTGCTAGGGTGTATACCAGGGTAGAAGATATACCCTGGGTACTGGTTTGGAGTACCCCCTGGATTGGAACCCTAGGGGTATTCGGGTAAGGTACCCCAGGGGGTGCAGGAATAGCCCCCTGGGGTATACCCCGGTAAGTACCCCCTAGGTAACCCGGATAGGTCTTGTAAGATGCCGTACTCAGCCCCTGAGCGATGCTGGTGCGGAGAGTTAGGTTTGCCAGGCACAGCGTCGTGCCTGGCCCACACACCGACAAAGTCTGGTTGGGAATTGCGACCAACTGCTTGGAAGAATGTCGATGGAAAGACTTACCGTAAATGGAAGAAACTTCGGAACAGATTCATTAAAGAAAATCCTTTCTGTAATCTGTGCGGAATGATTGCAACAGAAGTCGATCACATTCAAGGAATTAAAGCAATTGAGAATGAATTAACAATTCTTGACGAAAATCAATTGCAATCATTATGCCATGAATGTCATTCCAAGAAAACAAGGGAAGCGTCGATAAAATCACGAAATTCAATTAAAAAGCTGCGCCGGGGTAACTCTCCGTGAAATACAGGTTAGTTGATCGTTAAAGTGAACACTGTTCACTAAGGTTTGAGGAGTGTGTAATATGACCGAGGATGAGCGTTTTAGTGAGATTCCTCCTGGAATCGCCAATAATGAGGTCCTGCGAGGTGTGTGGTCCGAGCTTGTGGGTATGATGCCCAAGGAAGTCCTGGACAACCTCGATGAAATGGATGGCCTGTTTATTGAGGCTATGTGTAGGCATTATGCTATTGCACGAAAAGCCTCGAATGAGGTTATTTCAGCTGATTCTGTGTTGGTTACTGATAACCCTAATCACCGAATGCAGAAGCACCCAGCTGAGGTTATTTTTAGGTCACAGTCACAGGCATTCCTTGCTTATATGAAAGAGGCTGGATGGACGCCTAAAGCAAGGAATTCGGGTAAGAATAAAGACACCGATAACCCATTCCTTATGTGATTAGAATACGATGAATAATGTAATCCCTAATGAGATTAAAGAGTATTTAATCAGTAGGAAGCTAGATATACCTGAAAGGGGACCACACCTCAAGTGCCCTGATCCTGGTGGTGTGGTCCACGGTATGCAAGTGCGGTTTAACCCGAAGAGCGTAGATCATGCTCTTCGGGTTATTTCTGCTTTAAGGCATACTAAAGGCCGTTGGGCGGGTAAGCCCCTTAAGCTAACTAATGTCCAGATAGCCTATATTGTGTCCCCGCTGTTTGGCTGGCAAGTCTACGATGATTCTTTAGGGCGTTGGCTGAGGTTGTATAGGGATGCCTATATTGAAATGCCACGTAAAGGGGCTAAGTCAACGCTGGCTAGTGCACTAGCTATGGTCCTTGCGTTTGGCGATCATGAGGGCGGCGCTGAAGTTATTATCGGTGCAGCCTCACGAGACCAGGCTGGGGCATGTTTCACGCCGCTTAAGCAACTTGTCGACAACTCTCCATTACTGAAACAGGCGGGTATCAGGTCACTGCATAACTCGATCAAGCAGGATAGGACAAGCTCTGTAATCAAGGTTGTCTCTAGCAAGGGTGACCTGGCACATGGTGCTAACCTGCACGGTGCTATCTGTGACGAGCTGCACGTGCATAAGTCTCTGTCCCTGCTGGAGGCTATGGAGACAGGTACTGGTGCTCGTGAGCAGCCCCTGACGATGGTGATCACCACAGCTGATGACGGCAGTGTGGGCACGCCGTATGACCAGCGCAGGGAGCTGGTAGACAACATATGTAAGGGGGTTGTAGAAGCCCCTCGATCATTCTGTGTGGTGTGGTCTGCATCACCTGAGGATGACCCGTGGTCGGAAGAGACGTGGGCTAAAGCTAACCCACTGTACCCTGTTACCCCTAGCAGGGCATTCATGCAGTCTGCTGCTGATAAGGCTAAGACTGACCCTGTGGCTAAGGCCAGCTTCCTGAGACTGCATCTAGGCATCAGGGGCAGGCTGGATGAGTCGTGGATCAGCAGGTCTGACTGGATGCGTGGAGCTGTGGATCAGCTGGACATCGAGGGCAGGCAGTGCTATGGAGGCCTGGACCTTGCAGCTGTGTCGGACCTTACAGCACTGGTGTGGTTGTTCCCAGCTGAGGACGGCACGTACCAGATTCTCCCTCGCTTCTTCTTGCCTGAGGCTGCGCTGGCTGAGCTTGACAGGGCCACATACCGTAACGCGAGCGTGTGGGCTAGTCGAGGGCTAATCAAGCTGACTCCAGGTAATGTCACTGATTATGACTTTGTTAAAGCTCAGATTGATGAGGACGCTAAGCATTATGACATTCAATGCATAGGGTTCGATCCGTGGAATGCTACTCAGGTATCTAATGATCTTCAAGCTGATGGGTACAGACTTGAGAAAGTCCGTCAGGGTTTCGTGTCTATGTCTGGTCCTATGAAAGAGATTCAGAGACTGGTTATGCAGGGGGGTGCTATTAAGCACGACGGCAATCCTCTTATGGCGTGGCAGATAGACAATATCCGTCCTGCTATGGACCCTGCTGGTAATATTAAACCCGCTAAGCAAAAGAAGCGAGATAAGATCGATGGCGTTGCTGCACTAGTCACAGCAATGAATGTATGGCAATTCCACAAAACAAAAGTCTCGGCTTACGGCGTGTCGGGGCTAGAATCTATTTGAAATGTGTTATACTGTTTACAGGATTGAATTGGAGGTGTAATAGTGGGTTTCTGGTCTGGTATCTTTAACCGACTTCAGGGTATTACCACATATGAGCCTCGGCAGTATAAGATCGGCCCTACTGAATTGGTCGACCTTTCCGGTGTTTCAGCTGCTAAGCTATTCAAGACTCAACCACATCTGCGTACTGTGGTCACCTTCCTCGCCAGGAATATCGCTCACCTGGGCGTACATTCCTATGTTAAACAAAGCGATGGGGGTAGGCTGAGGGATACCTCGTCCCCTGTTGGCGGGTTTCTCTCTGGCGCCAAAGCTAATGAGAGCATGACTCTGTATCAGCTGATCTATGCTCTCGTTGTAGATAAGGCCCTTTATGATAGGGCCTACTGGTGGCCAGTAGTGAACCAGAACGGTAACTGGGAAGTCTACCGCCTGCCCCCTAGCTGGGTTCAGACTAAGTCTGACAATTTCGGTAAGGTAACTCATGAGGTCAGCTTCGAGTCTGACAAGAAGCTAGTCTTGGATGCTAGTCGTGTGGTCTACTTCGGAGGGTATCACCCGACTGATCCTGGCGGGTGTAGCGCAACCATCGTCAGCCTGAAGGAAGTCCTGGCTGAGCAGATTCAGGCGAGCAAGTATCGCCAGCAGTTGTGGGCTCGCGGTGGTAAAGTGTCAGCTGTCCTTCAGCGGCCTGTTGATGCTCCACGGTGGACTGACTCTCAACGTGAGACCTTCCGAGAGGACTGGTACGAGAAATATACTGGGTCGGGTAAGCGCGCTGGGGGCACCCCCATTCTTGAAGATGGGATGACTCTTAACCGTGTGGACTTCAGTGCTACTGATCAGCAGTACATTGAGGGCGTTAAGCTTGCTTATAGCACGGTAGCTAACGCGTTCCATGTTAACCCCACAATGGTTGGTATTCTTGACAATGCTAATTACAGCAATGTTCGGGAATTCCGTAAAATGCTTTATGGGGATACTCTGGGTCCGCTTATTGCGGAAATAGAATCTACTCTTAATGCATTCCTTATTCCTATTATGGGTGGAGCTAAAGGTAGCTATATTGAATTCAATGTAGCTGAAAAACTTCAGGCTGATTTCGAACAGCAAGCTCAGTGGTTCCAGTCAGCTGTGGGTTCGGCTTACATGACCCGTAATGAAGCTCGGGCTAGGTTGAACCTGCCAGCTATCGATGGTGGCGATGATCTGATCACACCACTGAATGTGAGTGTGGACCCTGGAGGGTATAGCCAGAACTCAGGTGAGGTAAGGGTTAAGTCACGTGGGCTGCGTGTTGACCGTCGGTCATGGGTTAAGAGGTACACGACGGTGCTTGAGGCTCATGCCCGTAAGAGGTTGTATAAGTCAGGGCGGTTGAAGGTTAAAGCTTCAGCTGATGAGAGTCTTGCTGAGGACCTGCTTGACCTTGACCTGGGGCTGACCAGTGAGGTAGGCAACAAGCTGCTTGAGGGCCGTGACGAGGACTACGATAAAGGGTCAACTCGGTCGTACCTTAAGAAGCGAGCTAAGCGTATCTCTCAGGGTATCGTGGATAGCCTAGAGGACCTAGAGGATGAGCAGGCTGAGTGGGAAGAGGCCATGGAGGGTGATGATCCTCCGGACACTGTCGAGCCTGTAGAACACTGGCTGAAAGAAGCGGCTCTGGGTATGGCGGGGTCTATGGTTACGTGGGCTATGGGCTGGGCCACACAGGAGGCTGGCAGGCAGTCTGGTGCGGCTACCAAGACATGGCATACGGGGCCTAATGCTCGAGACAGCCATGCTGCTATGGACGGTGAGCGTGTGGGCCTGAACGAAGAGTTCTCTAACGGGATGAAGTACCCTGGCGATGACGATGACCCTGCTGAGGTTGCTCACTGTAATTGCACGACTAGCATAGATTGGGAGTAGCGATTAAGACTAAGTCGTTTAAGGTTAAAGCAGAAGAGTCTGAGGAATCTGGGTCAGGCTATTTCGTAGGGTATGCCTCAGTATTCGGTAATGTTGATTCTTACGGTGAGGTTATGGAGAAAGGCGCTTTCTCCGATACCCTGAAAGAATGGGAAGGCCGTAAGATCCCCGTCTTCTATGGGCATGACCTGACTAACCCCGAGAACAATATCGGATATGTTGAGTCTGCTGAGGAAGACGATACCGGCCTGCTTGTCAAGTGTGTGGTAGATACTGAAGGGCCGGGTAATGGCCCGATCGTTTATAAGCTTTTGAAGGAAGGCCGAATTGACCGTATGTCTTTCGGCTTCTATGTTAATGACGCAGACCACAAAGGCGGCGTGACTTATATCAAGAAAGTCTCACTTCTTGAGGTGTCTGTGGTCCCCGCTCCGGCTAATCCCGAAGCGGCTATCAATGAAGTTAAGTCATCTAAGAAAGAATCGGGTATGACTCCGGAAGACATTGAGAAGTTGATCGTTGAGCCTATCATCAAGCACATCGATGAGGCTTTCGAAAAGTATTGTGGTGATGAGGAAGAGCCTGAGGCTGATAAGCCAGCCGATGAGAAGCCAGCAGACAAGCCTGCTGATGATCAGGCTAAGTCTATCCTCGCTGAGATTAAGGGGTTGTTTGCGTGAGTGGGATTGAAGAGCTGCGAGTCAAGGCAGCTGAGATCAAGGGACGGCTGAAGGCCGTTGAAGAGTCCGGTGTTGTGGGTAAAGACACCGAGTCTCTGGTGGAAGAGTACAAGGCCACTGTGGCCAAGATCAAGTCCTTCGAGGGTAACGGGGACGCTATCAATGAACTGAAAGGAAATTCTGTGGCAGTTGAGCGCGAGGCCAAATCTCTGGGCGCCCACTTCGTTAAGCACTTCGGTCCTGAGCTTGCTCGGGTTAAGGGCCGCGACAATTTCTCGGTGAATGGTCCCGAGTTCAAGGGTGCTGAGGATTGGCACCTGACTTGGGACTCCCTGATCGGGTTTGACACTGACTACGACAAGGCTGCACATTACGCTCAGCCTCCGCTATATGTTGGTGACCTGTTCGCTCAGGGTAACACCGACAGCGCTGCTGTGGCCTGGCTTGAGGATAGCGCTGTCGAGGGTGACGCTGGCTCGACTGCTCAGGGTGCTAAGAAGAACAATATTCACTTCGTTAACCCGAAGACCAACATTGAGGCTCTGAAGAAGATCACCGGTATCCTGGCGTTCTCTGATGAAATGCTTGAGGATCACGCGTGGCTGGCCTCCCACGTTAACCAGCGTGGCGTGTACCGTATCGCTGTTGCTGAAGAGAACCAGCTCCTGAATGGCTCCGGCCAGAATGGTCAGATTCAGGGTGTCCTGGCCAAGAATGGTATCCTGGCCCGTGAGGTTGAGAAGACCGCCACCACTGCTGAGTTCGGTGAGGCTATTCTGGGTGGCGCTATGGACGTCCTCCAGGAGAGCGGCTTCCCGGCTGACGCTATTGTGATTAACCCTCAGGACTACGCTGCTCAGCGTCTGGCTAAGGACAGCAACGGTCAGTACTTCGGTGGTGGCGCGTTCACTGGCGCGTACGGTAACGGTCAGGTTCAGATTGTTCCTTCGCTGTGGGGCCTGAACACCGTGATTTCTCCGCGCATCGCCCAGGGCACTGCTCTGGTTGGTGCGTTCAAGGCTGGCGGTATGCTTGTCCGTAAGGGCGGTGTCAGGATTGAGGCTACGAATTCTCACGCTGACCTGTTCGTGTCTGACGTGACTGTGGTCCGTATGGAGATCCGTGAGTTGCTGACCGTGACTCAGCCGAAAGCTTTCTGCAAGGTTTATCGCAAGGCCTGATCGTGGATCTTATTGGGGCTGATACTCTGGAAGCCCTAAGTAAGGGGGTCATCAAAAAGGATGACCCCCTTACCCCTATTCTTATTAGGCAGGCTTCCGGACTTATTAGGGAATTCTGCGAATGGCATATCTACCCTTTGATCACTGAGACTAAGCGGGTAGATCACAAGGGTGGACGCTTTATTAAGCTGCCCACGCTGATGCTTCAGGATGAGCCTACGATCGAGTACCTAGGCCACGAACGTGTGGTCCAGGAATGGTCTGAAGCTGGTATGTGTAGGCTGAGTGATCCACTGCCTGCTGCTATGGGGGCTATCCAGGCTACTATGACTCACGGGTATAGTGAGCTGCCAGCTACCGTGGAGGTAGTTATGGCGTCTATTATTGTAGCTTCCAGGACTGCTCCGGTGGGTATTAATCAAGCTGCCGTGGGCTCAGTATCGAGTACGTTTGAAGTTCCTGGTGGGGGTATTCGATTGAGCGCTTATGCTAAGCGGGCACTCGATGGTTTTAGGTTGGTGTATCGGCCTTGAGCTTTCCCTTTCTAACTAATGGTTATATCTGGGTGGCTCGACTTCAGGACAAGTATGATGACCGGGGTAATCTGATTCAAGATCAGGTTGCTAAGGAGTTCACTATTCAGGGCTGCTCTATTCAGCAGCCTAGTGCTGCTGAGCTAGCTGGGGATAGGCAGGGTGACGGTCAGTGGATGTACACGGTGTACGCACCACTGACTGCATCCGTGCAGGCTAAGGACCTGGTCATTCTCAGCTGGGACCACAAAGGTACTCCGGGAGAATGGTTCAACAAGACCACACCTGTGTACAGAGTGTCAGGCGTTCCCGGCGTGTGGTCTTATGATTACCTCGGCCTTAGCCACCAGGTGATTAAGCTTGTGGCGGTGGACTGATGCTTGAGCGTCTCGAATTCAACGATGAGGGATTCCAGGCTATGCTTAAGTCAGATGAGGTTGCCTCAGTCCTGAACGACATGGCCCAGAAGATATGTGACCAGGCCAATGACAATGCTGGCCGTGACGATGCTTTTGAGTGGTCGGGCTATGTGGGTCAGACTCGAGCTAGGGCTACCGTGAGGCCGGCTAGCTTTTATGGGGCTAAGTCTGAGGCTGACAACAAGACGTTGACTAGCGCGTTTGGGAGTTATACTCATGGGTAATTTCGTTGCTGAGTTCCCTGACGCTGAGGCTGCCTGCATTATGGGCTTGAGGGCTCATCTACAGGGGGTGCCAGTCAGGCAGCAAGCAGACAAGCTGGGTACTCGTCAGTGTGTGGTCAAGCTGACTAGTTCTGGTACTCGCCTCGACCCTCGTAGAGTGAGGGTGCAGCTGACTGTCACGTGCTGGGGTAAGGACAACACCGATAGCACGGAGGCGTTTAACCTCGCAGCTAAGTGTCTTAACTGGGTTGAAGAGCGACCTTATTATGGGCATATGGGTAAATACCCTTGCCATAAAGTCGATATTGTCTCTTACCCTTATTATGATCCAGATAGCAGCCAATCATCAGGTGGCTCAGGGATCGCTCGATATTCTTTTACATTCCGTATGATTCTAGCAGGAGTTAACTAAATGGCTGTAAATAACCGTAATGTGCTGGCAGGCCGTCCGGATCAGGCAGTGACTGGAGCTATCCTGTCCACTACTACTCTGGTGACTACGCTGCCTACTGATCTGTATAATCTCGATCTCAATACTCTTAAGATGACGGACTCGGGTTATGTTAGTGACGCTGGTCTGACTCTGTCGGTTAAGCGTTCAACTAATGACATCAAAGACTGGTCTCAGTCTGTGGTTAAGAAGATCCTGAGTGAGTTCTCGGGATCTATTAAGTGGTCTCACCTTGAGGTTTCTGAGGGCTCGGCGAAGAACTTCTTCGGTGAGAACAACGTTACTGTTACCCCGAAGACGACTTCGCAGGGTACTCGCCTGTTGATGAAGCTTCGCGCTGATGAGCTGCCTCACAAGACCTGGTGCTTCCGCATGAAGGATGGCGACGCTAAGATCATCATCTGGGTGCCTGATGGTCAGATCACTGAGGCTGACGACATCACGTTCGCTGCTAGTGACGCGATTAAGCTGCCTGTGACCCTGACCTGCTACCCGGATGCTCAGGGTAACTCGCTGTACATCGCCACTGATGACGGGGTGACTGGGGCGTGAGTAAGGTATTTCAGCTCGATGGCCCTAAGGCTACGGATAACTTCAAATTCCGTATGCCGGGGTCTAAAGTCACTCATGAGTTGCCCTCGCTTCAGAAACTTCCTGTGGGTATCCGCAAGCGCATGGGTGATCTAGCCGGGGCTATTCAGGCTCAGCAGGAGCGTGGTAAGAAGCCCACGTCCAAGCAGACTTCCGAATTGCTTGATTTCCAGCTCGACCTGCTTGAGCACTACGTCCCGGGTATCACTAATCAGCTGGACGACGACATGTTTATGGCTCTTATGGAAGCGTGGAAAGAGCACTCTGAAATCAGCATGGGGGAATAATAGGGCTAGTGGGTGTGTGGCATAATCACCCACTAGCCCTAGAGCGTGAGCTCATTGGGCTAGGTTTGAGGTCCCGTCAGGTAGGTTCGGATGAGCTTACTTGGCGGGACCTTCAGGCTATAGTCAGCCATGCTGAGCCAGGAGGGCCGCTGGCTAAGGACCTCGGCTACGTGTGGACCACAGACGGCTATATGCTGGCGAATATCTATGATGTGCTGGCTGGCGCTAACTGGCAGCGTGCTGGAAAGTCCAGTGAGCCTCCACCTAAGCCTATAAGGCGGCCTAATGAAGTTAGGGATGACGAGCGGGCATTTGGGTACGATCCCATCCCTCTAAGTGAGTTTAATGATTGGTGGGATGCTTAATGGCTTCTGTTGAACTAGCTACAGGTTACTATCAGCTAGTGCCTTCAATGAAAGGCAACAAGGAAGCTATTGTCGGAGAAATCACTGGGGCTGTAAACGAGGGGTCCGATAAGGCTGGCAAAGAAGGTGGAGCTAGGTTATCTACTAGGCTAGCCGAGGGGCTTAAGGGTAGTTCTCTTGCGGCCCTCGGGGCAGGTGTGGCTGCGGGTATTGGTGCTGCCCTATACAAAGTTGGCGAGACTTTCGACGAGGTCACTGATACTATCCGCACGGGTACTGGTGCTACGGGTGAGGCTCTCGATGGACTAGTCGATGTTGCTAAGCGTGTGGGATCTACTACGCCAGCTGAGTTCAGCAAGATTGCCCCTGTGGTTGCTGACTTGAATACCAGGCTAGGTCTGACTGGCGAGGACCTCGAGACTGTGGCTAAGCAGGTTCTTGAGGCTGGCCGGCTGCTCGGCCAGGACGTGGATATCAGCAAGACCACAGCAGCGTTTAGTGCTTTTGGCCTTGAGGCTAAGCAGATTCCTGGAGCTATGGATGATCTATTCCGGGTCAGCCAGGCTACTGGTTTAGGTTTCAATGACCTAGCCCAGAAAACCGCTCAGGCCGCGCCTACAATGAAAGCGCTTGGTTTCGGGTTCCAAGACACAGCAGCAATGATCGGTGCCTTCGATAAGGCGGGGCTTAATTCAAGCCAGATCATGACCTCTATGACTAAGGGCTTGACCACGCTGGCTAAGTCTGGCGAGGAACCGAAGGAAGCCTTCAAGCGAGTTACCGGTGAAATCAGTGGCTATATACAGACAGGTAATGAAGCTGCCGCTCTTAAACTAGCTAGCAAGCTGTTCGGCACTAAAGGTGCAACCCAGTTTGTGGAGGCACTAAAGCAGGGCAAGATCGGCGCTGAGGACATGATGAAGTCCATCGGAGCTACTGATGACACTATTCTCGGTGTGGCCGGTGAGACGTCGGATTTCGCTGAGACGTGGCAGGTAGTTCAGAATAACGCACAGCTCGCCTTGGAGCCACTGGGCTCAGCGGTGTTCAGCACCTTGGCTGATGTCTTGTCAGCTATGGCGCCTACTCTTCAGGATATAGGTAACTGGCTTAAAGAGAACACTTGGGCGTTCGGAGCTCTGGGTGCAGCTATTGCTGGTATCTTGATTCCTGCCTTCGTTACTTGGGTGGCAGGTATCTGGGCGTCTACGGCAGCTCTTCTTGCCAGCCCTATCACGTGGATTGTGGTTGGTATAGCTGCGCTCGCTGCTGGACTGGTACTACTGATTGCTAACTGGCAGGCTGTATCTGACTTCATCGGTGGTGTGTGGAACGCTACTGTGGAAGGAGCTGGGCACCTGTGGGAAGACTTCGTCAGAGGCCTGACGGAGTTCGCTACGGGTATTGGCCAGTGGTTTATGGAAGGTCTAGCCGGGGCTGGGCAGCAGATTGCTGAATTCTTTGCTGGCCTACCTCAGATGATCCTTGATGGTCTTGCTGCACTGGGCGAGGTTACTCTCATGATTGTCGGTTTCTCTATAGGTATTTTCGCCGGCTTGATTGTGGGATTCGTACAATTCCTAGGGTACATTCCAGGCTGGCTGGCGTCTGTGGGTGAGTGGCTTATGTCTCTTCCCGGCAAGGTACTTGAATGGCTCGCTGGTCTTGGTCAGCTAGCTGGTAAAGCCGCTGAGTGGTTCGGGGGCTTCTTCCAGAGCATGGTCCGCAAGGGCGGCGAGATTATTGAGTGGGTTAAGCAACTGCCTGGCAAGATCATTGGTGGCATAGCGTCACTTGCTTCGAGCCTCCCTCAGAAAGCTTCTGAGGCGTGGAACGGATTCCTCCGTAAGGCTCAGGAGCTAGGCGGCCAGGTTGCTGAATTCGCTCGCTCGCTGCCAGGCAAGATCACTGGAGCTCTTGGTGATCTAGGCAGCCTTCTGGTCCGGTCTGGTGGTGCTCTTGTGGATGGCTTCTTGAGGGGTATCCAAGGAGCGTGGAACTCGCTTGTGGGCTGGGTTAAGCAGGGCATGGACTGGTTGCGTGGTCTGTGGCCTTTCTCTCCTGCTAAGTGGGGTCCTTTCTCAGGTAAGGGCTATGTGACTCATTCCGGTAAAGCGATTATTCGAGACTTCGCCGATAGTCTTAAGAATGAGCAGCCTTATCTGCTTGATTCCGCTAAGAGCGTTATGGGCGACTTCCAGTCGAATTTCCAGCCTAATCTGAACGGCGTTCAACCTGCTTATGCTGGGGCTAATGCTGGAGGTAATACCAGTAGGGTCAATGTCAATGCATACAGCAGTGACCCTTACGCTACTGCTGAGGAAGTTGCTCGGCAGCTGAGGAGACTAATGTGAAAGAAGTCACGTGGAATGGCCACGTGATCAACGGTGGGGACTGGGTTGTGAGTGAGTGCAAGCTCTTCGGCTCAGCCCCCGCCGTTGCGCAGAGTGGCCAGCGTGTGGGCTATGACGGTATATGGCGTACTAAGGCCTACCACGGTGCTAAGTCTGGTGCTATTAAAGGGTATTACGTAGGGCAGTCTCTGGAGGATGCTGAGGAGGCCATGGAGACTCTCCTGAGTATCGCGGATATTAATACCTCACCACTTACTGTTAATACACCTCGTGGCCCGAAGACTATGTATGTGGCCCGGGATAGTGCACTCGATATAACGTTCCTGGCTAATGGGTCAGCATTTGAGTGGGGCGCTACATTGATAGCTCCTGACCCTGTGTGGTGGCGTGGAGGTCAGACTCCTGATGGCCAGATTGATGACCAGTACACGGCTAAACACAGACTGTATCTACCGAACCTTACTGGTGGTATTAAGTTCCCGATCAAGTACCCTATATCTTTCTTGGAGTCGGGTAACTATGGGTCGGTCACGGTAAGCTCTGGCTATCATAACAGGGTTAGTCTTAAGCTTTACGGCTATGTGCAGATACCGTCTGTGATCTTCTCTGGTCCTGGCGGGGCTGGACGACTCCGATGGGACTTTACCCTACAGCAGGGCGAGTGGTTAGACATTGATCTGACTAACCGCACGTCGCTTAGGCAGGGCCAGTCCTCTGCGTCCCCTACCATCAGGGAATGGCCTGAGCTTGGTAAGGGTGAGTTGACTATCGGATTCCGGTCTGACGTGTATTCCCCTACTGCTTATCTTGATGTGATTGTGAGACAGGTGACTATATAATGGCTCTTGATAACGTGCTACCTATTGGTGGTAATATTTCAGTGAATGCCGCGGAATTCCGTAGGCTTGATGTGGGCTCGACTATGGTCCACGACACCCATCCTCTGGCGTGTAGGCCTGGTGTGACGTCGGGTATGACACCTAGCCTCAACGGCAGCCAGATCAGGGTCAGTTCTGGTACGGCTATTGTTACGCCTGTGGCCTCGAATAACGGCAGCTACCGTGTCGCTAACGTAGATGATGTTAGCTTGCCTCTGTACGCTAAGGACACGTCGTACCCGCGCACTGATATTCTGGTGCTGAAAGTCTATGACGGCACTGTGGACGGCAGTAGCAAGTACCAGGCCTCGTTCGAGATGATCAAAGGTGTGGCGTCGGCTAGCTTCCCCACACCTGCTACTCCAGCAGGCGCACTGCTTATAGCGCGTATCATAGTGTCTACTACGGGTAGCCCTACTATCTACGATGCTAGGCAGTATACGTGCGCTGTGGGCGGCACTATCCCGTGCTACTCCAACTCAAGGCCCACAACGTGGTTCCTTCAGAAGGGCCAGCGCATCTACGAGCTGGACACAAACAAGGTCATGCTGTGGACTGGCAGCTCGTGGCGTGAGGATACGGTTATTCCTCAGGTTACTCTTCCCCGTATCCCTGCTATTGCGTCGGGTACGGTGACGGCTAGCTCTGCTGGGCCTGCGGTGTTCACTATTCAGTTCCCGCCTGGGCGTTTCTCGAGTGCTCCTCGTGTTGTGGCCTCGGTTAGGTCAGCGTCAGGTGACTTCACTTGGGACACCCCTAAGCCTTATAACGTCACTGCGACACAATTCCAGATGTTCGTCAAGAATGGTCGTGGTTGTGACTTCGACTGGATAGCAATCGAGAACGGCTAATGATTAAATGGCAGTCTTTTGCGGCTCTTGACGGTAGGCCTCTGACTGAGCTACCCGGACTAGCTGTCAAATCAAGCCTGTCATCCATCATTGGGCGGGGAGACTCCGTGACTGTGAGTCTCCCCGTCTGTGATAGGTGGCCTGCTAACTGGAGGGACGGCACTCAGCCTATGCGTGCTGTCCTGGCAGCTATAGAGGACAACCTGGTGTTGTGGGCTGGCTGGGTAGAGAAGCGCTCATATGGGTCAGATGAGGCTATGGAGCTGACTCTACAGCCTGCTGAGGAGTGGCTTAACAGGAATTATATCCCTGAATTGGCTTTCAGGGATCAGCGCTACACGACTATTGCTCGAGGCATAGGGCTAGATCGGCTTGTGGTCCAGTTTAACGGCCGACTAGACGAGGATCCTACCCTTGATTGGGGTGACAGGACCTACCGTGCTGACCAGGATATGACATGTCTTAAGGGTCTCCAGAACCTCATGAGAACAAAACACGGTGCTGAGTTCGCTACGTCGTGGGAACTTCACGAGAATGGCCACCTCGGTATTGTGGTCCACACAGCATACAGGCTTGGCGGTGTAGGCAAGGAGACTGCCGGGGCTGCTGTGTTGTCCCAAGGTACATGGCAGCAAGTAGAAGACTGCTCTGACGGTAAGGGAGCCACTATCTGGCGTGTGGTCTCGAATAGGTCTGGGGATGAACGCAAGGAATTCGCTACATCTAATGGTCAAGTCCTGCAATACGGCTGGCTTGAGCTTGAGAGACGGTGGACTCCTGACACTGGGTCAGTTGATGACGCTGTGTTGCAGCAATACATGTATGCAGCTAAGGAGAGTCAGTCCTACGGGCTGACGTCTATTAGTGTGGAGACCACGTTGGACCACTTTATGCCAGGACGTGACTTCGTTCTAGGTGACTATGTTGATGTTGATATGACTAATCTTAGTAACCCTGAGCTGCAATTCAAAGGTAAAGCCAGGGTTATCGGGTGGGTATGTGACCCTGACCCTGTATCTGGTGAGATTACTAAGATCAAGCCTATGCTTTCATTGGAGGATTGATGAGTTTCGACCCTACTACGGTCGATAGGCCGTCTAATGACCAGGGTATTCGTGAGGTTGTTAACCGACTAGAGGGTCTTGAGAGCCGTATTAATGAACTCACGGCCACTATTGGTGGCGAAGGGGCGGTGTATAACCGGTCTCTTTTCCACGTTAAGGGCCACGCTAAATTCGATGGTACCCTCGAGATCGCCGAAGGACTGATTGGTGACAAGGCACTCAAGTCTCAGATCAGTGTTGATGCGGGTAATTCCCGTAATCTGGACTGGTCTCCGGTGACTAGTTGGACCACAGGGGTGTCTACATTCGTTGTGGCCCCTTCATGGGCGACTAAAGCACTGGTCATAGCGGGCGGTTCCATCATGCCTAACTACGATGCTAATGCTGGCACCCCTGCGTGCTGGGGTAGGGTCGAGTGCAGGGGGCAATACAGCCCTGACTTCCTGTCTTTCCTAGGCTCATCGGCTATCCCATCGAATATCTCGTGGCCATTCTTCACTGTACCGGACGAACGAGAAGGGGGGATTGAGGTTAATTGCCAGGCTAAGCTTTATAGCGGTAGTTCTAATAGAGGCGGACGCTGTTTCGTGTCCGCTGTGGTTCTGTGGCTGAGGTGATATTTTGAGCCCTGAGACTATGGGTAGTCTGATTGGGGCTATCCTAGCGGGTATTTTAGCGGTCGGTTATAGCGGAGTTAAAGTCTATAAGGCTATGTCAGGATCGCTTAAGAGGATAAAAGATCTTACTGCTGACTTGAAAGCTGACACCGAGGCGCTGGTCTACGACAAGACTGATGCTGAAGGCAACACAGTTCAGGATAAGTTGAATATTCTACTTAAGCAAGCTGACAAGACTAACACGGATTTAGAGATTCTGTCGTCTACTACGGCGGAAATTAAGGGGGTACTAAACCGGCATGATAAAGAGATCGGCCGGTTTAACGACAATATCACCCAGATTAACGATCGCGTGTCTAATACTGAGCGAATGTTGACTTCTAGATTAGAAGAACACGGCCAGCGCCTGCTGGCCGTGGAGACAAGGAAGGAGGGTTAAATGGGGTATGTGTCTGTGGGCCCTAAATACAATGGGCAGGAAGCCTACGCTGCTGAGATTCCAGCTAAGTGGTACAAGCTATTCAAGCGCTATATGGCTAAGTATCACCCGGATATCTCGATTATCCTGATCCAGGCTAAGGGAGGCGCAGCTGCGAGTGCGGGAACACACAGCGATGGCTGGGCGTTCGACTTCCAGAACTGGCACCTGACGTCTAAGCAGAATGAGATTCTGGTAGCTGAGTCACGTAGGTTCGGAGGTGTGGCTTGGGCTAGGTATAGGAGTCAGGGTTTCGAACCCCATGACCATGTGGCTTGTGATTCTGGTGGTAGTTCTGACACTGCCTGCCAGTACCAGGTTGTTGCTGCTCATGCTGGGTACAATGGCCTAGGCTACCGAGGCCGTAAAGCTAGCGACAACCATCCTGCCCCTGCTAAGTGGGTTACATGTGCCCAGGGTATAGGCATGATGGAGGCTATCCTGGGTGGATTCAAGACAAACGAGGAAGGACCAACATTGGACAAGAGCGAACTGATTCAGGCTGTACGTGAAGGCGTTGGCGGACTCAACTGGGGTAACGAGACGTTCGGAGCGTATCTCGGCCGTATGCAGGCTGCCTGCCAGACTGCTGCGTACTACGCCCACCAGGCTGCTACTCAGACTGCACCCATCACTCGGCCTGGCGACCCGTCTGCTGATAGCCGTGGGCAGGTTGTGATCCGCCAGGAGATCGCTGACGCTAAGACTCGCATCACTGCGGTGCAGGCTCAGGTGGAAGAGCTGCGTAACAGCATGGCTCAGCTTGTGGAGCTTGTCAAGACTCTGACTCCGCATGACCCTGGAGTCACTGCCTGATAGCCGATTGGAGGTAACCCTCAGGTGGGGCCACACGTCCTGCCTGGGGGTAGCCCTATGAAAGACTACTTGAAAAAGAAACCATTGTATGATTACAGATCATACGGTGGGTGGGGGTTACAACGCCCTGAGCACGGAACACTAGGTCGCTTCGACCCGGCCATGACTAAGTTACTACCTGACGGCCGCACGTTCGAGTTGAAGATGCAGTTCGACCGTCCAGCATACCTCATGTATATCGAGTCAGGGGCCACACACGAGAAAGCTCTCAATAACGCGCTGAGGTGTGGTTCATGGGCGTCCCTGTACAACGTCAAGGGTGAAGGCTACTGGTCTATGTGGGTCAAGAACCCGCCCTCCTGGACGACTGAGATGGTAGCTATGCTGTGGCCCGAGGAAGACTCTAGGTGGCCTGAGGGCGAGATCAACTTCATGGAGACCCAGTCTGACAAGACCAAGACTCAGCTGAATCTCCACTGGCCCTCACCTAAGGACCGCTCTCCTCAACACTGGCCTGTGACGATCGACCTCGATACACGCCAGTGGCACAAGTACGGGGTACGTATCTACCCTGATTGTGTACGGTGGTTCGTGGACGGCAAGATGGTGAGACACCTAGACACGGAGTTCTCACCCTACAACACCAAGCTGCACTTCGCTGTGCAGTGTGGGGTGAATCAAAACTTCGGGGTGATGTGGCACAAGGACATCGCCTGGGAAGAGAATATGTACATCATCCCTGAGAGAGCCCCGGGGATACTGTAAGTAAGGAGAAGTATGGATATTACTACGCTCGCCACTGTACCGGCTATGCTCGCTATTGTCGAGCTTCTGAAGCGCATTGGCCTGCCGGCTAAGGCCGCTATGCCGGTCACTGTGGTCCTGTCCGTTGCTCTGGGCCTGGCCCAGACTTTCCTTGGAGGTGATCCTGTCTACCAGGCTGCCGCTAAGTACCTGCTTATGGGTCTCGGTGCGTGTGGCCTCTACGATGCAGCTAAGCTTGCATCCCCTACCGTGGAGCAGAAGAACACGTTGGACACCACTGTCCCTCGTCGTGCTGAGGCTCCTGAGGTGACTGCCTGATCTAAGGCATAAAATAACCCCCTACCTAACAGGTAGGGGGTTATTTGTTTACTAGGGGCATAGGCTACCACCTTTCGTTGAGGAAGTATCCGATGACCAGGCCTAAGGCCAGGGCCAGCAGCACCATAGCAACGCACATGTCCATGTCAGCTTCCAAGGTGTTTCTTGATGATCCGCTTGATGATCTTCTCAGGTGGCCAGCAGTACAGGCCTGAGACCTGAGCGATCTCTTGACCACACGCAAGGCGTTGTTCCTGGCTAGTGTGAGGGTAGTAGTAGCGCAGCTGTGCTGCCATTGCTTCCGGGTCGATCACCATAGTGCGTCTCCAATCGAGTCGATTTCGTCCATGAGGTTGTCTAGTTCACAGTAGTAGCAGTATGCGGCCAGGTAGTCAGGCAGGTCTACGCCGTCCCAAGTGACCTTACCTTCAGCAGCGTGGTCAATGTCAATCTTGAGGTTGACGAGGATGGCCTCGTTGAGGTCCTCTCCGTACACGTTGAGCACATGGTCATGGAGCTCAGCAAGGTCGATGCCGTGCTCGGCTACGTACTCGGGGTCCCTCTTGAATCCTAGCATTGTGTTGCCTCCATATCGTCTAGCAGGTATACCAGTGGTGACCTTTCTACTCCTGGTATAGCCCTCAGTCTTGTGATTGTCTCTTGCAGTGTCAGGTCCGTAGGTATCGCCCTGAACGCCTCTGACTCTAGCACAGTTTTGAAGTGAGTGTCTAGCACCCACTCAGCCCTGAGCATGAGTGCAGGTACGGGGTCGGTGAGCAAGTCACCTGCCAGGCTGTCGTCAATGCTCTCCCCCATGGGGTCATAGAGCTCTTCACCACACGGCAGGTACCTGTCTGCGGCCTTCTGGCAGTACTGCACTGCCCAGTAGCGAGGGCATACCCACAGCTCCCACTCCCACATGAAGTCATCTGGAAGCTCATCGTAGCCGTGCTCACTTAGCTTGTCGAGTACCTTGATGTGGCCAGGTGTGGCTGCCACGTCCCACAACTCATCGATAGTGAACACCGTTCACCGCTCCACTACGAGGAAGGTTGCTTCGACTGGAGTGTGCTGGCTGGCATCCCAGTAGATGTCTCCCAGCTCACTGGTGTAGAGATAGCCACACTCAAGGAGTGCTTCAATGCTGGCTCCGTAGAAGTTCTCGACTGTCTCTACCTTGATTGTTCCCTGTGTTTCGATCATGGTATTACCTTACCACACTCTAGAGAGATTGCACAACTTCTGGCTGCCACTCTCCCGGAGTGTCTAGCCCGGTGACGACAAGGTCCTGGGACCCTGACTTAGTTTCTACTTGAATACTCAACGACTCTGCCTGGCGAGATATGTACAGACTGTTGTCTGACCAGGCGTGCAGAGCCACTGACCCTGCCAGTGCTGCGCCTCCAGTGGACGGTACGTCCTTGCTGGCCTTGCGTGTGTGGTGCACTATAAGCTGAGCGCACCCTGTGGCCTGAGCTACAGCCTTGATAGGCTGCAAGATCTGCCCATACATGGCCTGGCTGTCATTGATGCTCTCTGTGGTGAGCATAGATAGCGTGTCGTAGCACACCAGGCCTATACCCATAGACTCTACGGTCTCGCCTATCTCCTCGGCTAGCTCAGGTGACAGCCCCTGTGTGGGTCTGCCCGCTATATAGAGTGGGATATCCCCGTCAGGAGGATTCAGCTCCAGCACTCCTGATCTGTAGGTTATGTACCCTCTAGGGTCATGGTGGGGGAATCGACACTGTAAGATAGTCTGCACACGAGACCACACGCGCGATAGGCTGTCCTCCGCCTCGATGATGAGGCAGGGTGCCTGGTGTGATCTAGCATACCCTAGCACGGGCTGCCCCAGAGACAGGCTGATAGCCATATCGAGCATTATCCACGACTTGTAGTGCTTAGGCGGTGCGGCTATGAATCCACAGCCACCCTCCTCTACCAGGCCGTCTATACGCCACCGTGGTGGGGGCATGTTGACTAGCTCAGATAGTTGCCTAATCTGAAGCAAGGGCTCTCTAGATGAATCTTCAACTATCTCGATAGCCTCAATAGTTTTAGACCCTGCAAGGTCTAGTTTACTAGCTACCCTCTGAACCTCAGCCTTCAGCTTATCTACTGAACCCCATTTATTAAGAGGCGTGTGGCGAATCAGGCCGGGTATAAATTCAGGCCCTACCCCACACTCCAGCATGCTAGCTATAGCCGCGTACAACTGGCTCGACCTGTCACCAAGGGCTTTACTAGCACGAAGCTGCCCAGCTATAGACGAAGAGCTACCGTCCAGCGTACGGTACACTGCTGAGGCCAGCTCCCCAGGAGTCTGTGTGGTCCCGTACACGGGCCTGCCTACCGTGCAGCCTCGCTTATGCGAGGGAGTGCCGGGTACCCTGAGTAGCTGAGTAGCATCCCATCCTCCAGGGTCGCACCCTAGCACGTGGCTGACTGCCCTAGACAGGCTGTCCTGATCGGGCTGGGGTATCGTCTCAGTGAGACGCCAGATAGCCTGAGTATGACCCGGACTGCTAGACCACACAGCGAGCGGGTTAGTACCCTCCGTGTGGCCGTCGTCTACGTCAGACCAGATCAGCGGGCCCGCTTTGAGGAACTCCGATTTCCTTTCCGGCCGAGAGAAAAGACCGGGAGTGAAATATACATCCTGCCCAGCTTCAACGAGATCCCGCACGTAGCGTTTCGCTTCGTTGAGTTGGTCCACAACCCGAAAGGCTTGGCCCGGGTTGAAAGCCTGACCCGGCCACGTGATCCCACAGATGAAAAAATACCCATCACAACCCTCCCAGATTGTCTCGAAGAATCTCATCCTCAACCCTAGCTATCTCTTCCTGGTAGGTATTGGGGGTTATGCATGCCCAATACCCTCCGGCTGACATGATATCAGCCCCAACTCGAATTTGCCACTGGCTCAAAGATGAGCCTGTTTTAAGCTCCAGACCTACGAACCTACCTCTGAAGCAGGCTATCAGGTCTGGGATGCCTTTCTTAGTGTACTGGCTGGCGTGGTATTTGACAACCCACCAACCTCTACCTTCTATGTACTTCTGAACTTGTCTTGAGAATGTGCTCTCTAGCATGCCCAGAGCAGGGCGCAGGTCCCTGCTCCAGACTATGTCAGAGAATGTCGTCGAACTCGCCGAAGTCATCCTCAACGTCATCGCTGTCCTGAGCAGTCTCAGGAGCCTTAGGGGCAACCTCAGAGAACGGGGCCACACGTGCCACACGGCTACGCAGCTTGCCATTGTAGGTATCGTCCTCAAGCTCTACGTTGATCTTAGCCCCAACGTACTTGGCAGGATCAATCTGGACAACCTTGTTAGGCACCTTGGTACCCGCAGCTTCAATCAGCTCGCGAAGCTTCCACAGCTGATTGGGCACAATCTTGCAGTAGTAGGGGTAGCGTCCAGGACCTGCCACGATAGCGAACACCAGCATGTCGGTGTTGTCTGACTTGGTCTTGGTCATCTCCACCCCAGCGATCTCAGCGTTGTACACACCAGGTGCCTGGTGGACCGTGCTGAAGCTCGGTGCCTTGACGTCGGAGAAGTCGATCGAAATCTTAGCCATTGTTGGTTTCCCTTTCCTTGAGGATTGATCGGATGTAGTCGATTGTAGCTGAGGTTGTGGTGAAGAAGCAAACCGTGATGGTGAACATATCGCGGTTCACGTGATCATTGTATCGGACCTCGTACTGGCCTACCTGGTGAGCCACAGTGACTGGGTTGGGGACGTCGACCACTGCGAGGTCCTTGTGCTCGAAGCGCCAGGGCAGATCATCCATCTGATCGCACAAGCGCACTAGCGCGTTACTACAGACCTTTGAAAAATCAATCATGTGTGAGGTACCTTTCAAGCCTTTCCCAAGTGGGAGACCCCAACCAGGGCTTGCGGGCTGCGATATCAGCTCTGCACCCTGCCACGATACCCTGTGTGGGCTTGAGCCACATACGATACCCTGTGTTGGTGTCTCTCTTAACTGACTCTGTATACCCTATCACGTCAGCATACATGAGTGCAAACTGTCGGGCCTGTCCTGGAAGAGCCAGCGTGACCTCCTTGGTCTGAGCCACGTCAGCATCCTCAGGGTCAGCTTCATCCACGTAGGTGACCTTAGCCTGCCCTGTCAGGACCACAGGGATGTCAAGACCTCGCAGAGTAAGGATGAGTGACTTAATCAGTTCGTTTGCCTGGCCATACTGAGGCAGACTGACGGGCTTGGCCACAGTCAAGAGGTCGCCGCGCTTACGTCCAGAGACGAAATTCAGAGCAAGCTCATGAGCTACCGTGATGCTGTCCAGGGCCACAGCTGATGGAGGCTTGGCTACGATGGCTTGAACCTCTTTGGCCAGGGACTCCCAGGTATCTACCTGTGTGGTCTCGGCCTGTACTGCACGGGTGCCGCCCTCAAGGTCGATGATGTGAACCCCTGGCACTGTAGCTGCGAAAGTTGTCTTGCCTGTCTTAGGCTGGCCATACACTAGTGTGATCATTTGTACCTCTCCATAGGGTCTCTCTTATCAAAGAATTGAAGGAACTGTTCATCCGTGCCGAACTCAACTCGTGCTGCTGCAAGCTTACCCATACGGCACAAATACGAGTTACCACACACTGACGGGTTACGGTCCTCAGGTGGCTTGGACCAGTCATACTCACCGACCTGTCTAGCCCACCTCAGGATCGACTTGATCTGCCGCTCATGCACCTGCTGATTGAACGGCACCAGCAGCCTGGTGAAAGCCGGGCAATGTTGACGCTTCAACAACTCTGCATCTTTAGCTAACACGTCGCACTCAGCCGAGGTGATCTCCGTCCGGTGCTCATGAGCCCAGTCTATCAGAGATCGATAGCAAGTGCTACCTGTGGACCCCTTAGTAATCTTGAGCTTACCTGTCTTGGTCAGTTGAGGCCACACCACACGCTGTGGTTGAATGTAGTCCCAGATCATCCCACCAAGAGGCAGGTCCCAGCCAAGCCTTCGCTTGTTGCCCTCGAGGAGCCAGAGGTACGCGTGAGACTGGATATCCAGCTGCCGGTACTCGGCTGTAGGGAGGGTCTGGTGGGTTTTGTGGTCCAGCACCCACAGACGCCCTCCAAGCTCGACTACCTTATCGATCTTACCGCGGTAGGTGTGATTACACCCGGGGATACCTCGTGACAAGTCCAGCTCGCACGCCAGCACGTTGAGGGGCTCATCGCGGTAGCGGTACTCGTAGGCACGATACACACGATCGAGGTCATCGTAGATCTGGTGCTCCTCCTCCATAAGGTCCTCTGGGCGCTCTGGTGGAGTACCTGTCTCGAGCCAAGAGTGGAGGTAGGTACCTCTATCTAGGGCCGTACCTGGATGTGGCTTAGATGTGATCCCCTGTAGGTCATAGTAAGCCTCCAAAGGGCAGTTAAGCCAAGACTTGATCAGGCTTGTGGTTATCTGCATGTCTTCTACCTTACATCAATCTCTGGTCCCCAGCAAGTACCTACCTCAACATCTGCCACTAGAGGGCAGTCGAAGTGGGGCAGGGGCTCCTCCATGGTCTCCTTGATCATACCTGCTGTGGTCTCGGCTAGATCATCAGGCACCAGCACGAGCACAGCGTCATGAATAAGACCTAGTATGTGGCTGTCTCCCTCTAGGCTAGACCACACACGTGTGGCAGCTCTAAGCATAATGTCACTACCTGTCCCCTGCACCTGGCTATTGACAGCCTGGCGCTCAGCTGCGGCTACCTCGTACTCATCACTACTGTACAGTCCAGGCAGGTGTCGCCTACGCCCGAACATCGTGCTGGAGTACCCCAGCTGATGGGCCTTAGCCTTAGCCCTACGGTGCCATGGGCGTAGCCCTGACCAGTGCTGGAAGAAGGACTCCCTGAACTGCTCAGCCTCATCCAGGGTAATGTCCGTACCGTAGCTTACCTTAGCGAACTGGACAAAACTCTTAGCGCTCATACCGTACAGGAAGCCAAAGTTAACAATTTTAGCTTTCCTACGGTCGAAGCTATTGTCTGGGTCAAGACCAATAGCACGTGTGGTCTGTGAGTGTATGTCTCCGCCCTGCCTGTACAGCTCGAGCATGTTCTTGTCACGTGAGACCACAGCGGCTACGCGTAACTCAAGCTGGCTGTAGTCAGCCTCTATGATCTTATACCCTTCAGGGGCAGCTACTAGACCCCTTATGTAGGGGTCCTTCGGAACTTGCTGGAGGTTTACTCCCACCCCATCGCATACCTTGCCTGACGACAGCCTACCTGTCACCGTGCCGTGAAGCTTAAACGTGGTATATAAACGTCCCCTTTCGTCTATTTGCTCTTTATAGGGGGTAATAAACCCGTCTATGTTCTTCTTTAGTCGTGACCTTTCTAATAGTGTTTTAGCAATAGGGTGATCCATATATGCAAGTGCCTTTTTAGAAAGGCTGGGTGCTCCATTAGGGAATGCCTTAGTGGGCTTTCCTACCTCCTTTTTCTCTATACCCAGATAGTCATAAAGTAACCACCGCTGAAAGTTAGTAGTACCCCATTTGACCTGCATACCTTCGGGTATTTCCGAAGGTATTTCTGACTGCAATTCAGCGTCTATCTTAGCCAATTCCGAGGTGTATTTACGCTCAGCTATGTCAAGCTTATCCCGGCTAATCGGAATACCGTAGTCCTCAGACTCAGCTAGCATATTGATAGCCGGGACCACAACCTTCTTGAGTAGTTTCTTCTGGTTGGGGGTGAGTTTACCTTTGTTAATCCGGTACAACTCACGTGTGGCCAGGAGGTCCTTTTTCAGATAGGCCGCCATAGCCTCAGGATCAGAGTCATCCCACACACCGTCATAAGACCAATCTCCGCCCATAAAGTCAGCCATAAGTGACTTAAGCCCCAGAGGACGGTTCTCGTCCACCATATGTGCACCCAGCATAGTATCCCCAGCTGCCTCGATATCGGCACCGAAACGCTTAGCGTACACTACGTCAAATTTGATGTTGTGGCCCACTACAGGTGGCAATTTTCCACACAGCTTGACAAGCCTAGCCCTCCATGTCTCAGGGTGCTTGGAGGCCATGTGGAAAACCCGGGGCTCATCCTCGGGCTTATCCCCGAGGATGCCCACCATAAGCACGGAGGCATCCTTAGCTCGGGGATTAAGCCCTGTGGTCTCGATGTCTAGAAATAGCATTTAGTCAACTCTTTGGCAAGCTTATGCGCAGTACGCACGTCTGTGGTCGACTTGTACTCTATCTTATCCTCACCGATAGTGAAAGTCGTGGCAGTCCTGAACTTATTCAGTTTCCAGCTAGCTGTCCTCGAACACTCAGTTACCCACGATCGGTACCCGATACTCAAGACCAGGAATTCGGCCCAAGAATAGCCCGTGTCTGCACCTGCCCACAACTGCTTACCCCAATCCGAGAACAGGTCATCCAAGTTGAACGCCACGACAGCAAGGTTGAAGCCCTTAGCTCGAGGCACGTTAGGCTTAGCTGCCTCACAGATGTCCGAACTAATTCCCGTGTAGTCATGAATATCACCATCGACCCACGAGCGGGTCAGCACCCCATGAGAGTTGTGTGGGTCCACAATAAGCTCACTAGGGGCGTACCCCAGACCTCGTGCAAAGATAGTGGGGTCCACACCTGGGGTGGCTGCAATGACCAAGCGGTCAGACGGATTCACTAGCATAAGTCTCTCCTAGAAGATAGTTGCGTGTATTCAGCATGATCTCTTTCCTGAACTCTGTGGCTTCCTGTAGAGAGGCCCACAGGGAGTCCTCTACGGTGTCCTGGGTCACCATCACGATGACCTTCGGATCAGCCGCTAAGGCTACTCTATCAGACATCTGACGGTAGGTCAACGCCGAGGTAGGAAGCCCGTACCACACCAGCACTTCGGCCTCGCGCATGTCCACAGCAGTAGCAGCGACCTGAGGGTTGACTACCAGCACACCGTCCTCTGATGCCTTCCACGAGTCCAGCACGGCAGTCTTGTCCTTGGTCTTACCGTCCAGCCGGTACGTGTGGTCCAGGTGGCGCTCTATAGCTGTGAGGGAGTCCAGTAGTTCACTAGCTACTACTATACGCCCCCTGTAGGCCTCCCTTAGGGCATCAAGGGCCACAAGCTTATGGCCACTATACACTAGCCTGCCCTCACCTGTAGAGAGTCCCTCAGCGAGACGCCTGCACTTAGAGAACAGTGCTAGTACGCTATCAGCTCCTGTCTCGCCCTGAGACTCCAGGACGTCTAGCTCATCCCTCACCATAGCCTGGTATATGGCCTTACGAGGCTCCTCTAGGAATACAGGCACAACCTCTTCATCTATAGTCTTAGTTCCAATAGCATCCTCACGGCTAATACTTATGGAATGCGCTTTAATGAGTGCTTGGTATTCATCGGTATTCCGTGGGCCAAGGTACTTAGGGAACCCCCCAAAATTAGACCATTCACCAAAATACTCCCTAAACGACTTAGCAGAGGGGAATTCTTCCCTAATAGATGGGTCAGAGAACACTAGCTGGGGGTAAATCTCACCCACCATATTCCGCTTGCCTACAGGTGTGGCGGTAAGGCATACCCTGTACCGGGCCGATTTAGCCATACCAACAATACGCCTAGACCGTTTACTCGCAGGTGTCTTGATGAGGTGAGATTCATCCAGCACGATAGCCGAGGCGTGGTATTCGGCACCCTTGAATAGTCCTTTAGGATAACCCCTAGAGAACTTATCGTAGTTGATTAGCACTATCTTCGGCAGCGCTGTGGACTCGTATGCCCCGTCGTAGACTATGTCAGCCTCAGGTCCCCAGTAATGCTGCTGTAGTTCCCTGACCCACACATCGATAGCGATCTTAGGGCATACCACAACGATGTACCTGACGTCGCGGTTGTGCATCAGCCAGGACAACCAGTCGATTGTGGTCTTGGTCTTACCTGTACGGGTGTCCATGAGCAACATACCGTGCTCTTTTTTAGCCAGCCACTTAACCGCGGCCAGCTGGTAGTCTCGAGGTTTAGTGACTGGCTCAAACATTAGTTAATTGCTCCTTCAATCATCTTCTTGTACTGGAGTGTGGTCCCAGTACCCATCCTAGCAACCTCCACACCATCATGCAAGGCTATCACAGTTGGGACAGACATGATATTGAATTTACGCCCTAGGTCAGGATTGACCTCAACATCAACATAATCCCAACCAAGATAAGGGAACTTTTGCATAGCCCTTTCAAAATTAGCCTTAGACTGCGGGCACTGTGAGCACCACGAAGCACCAACGAAAAACAACTTCAACATTAAACAACCACCACTTTCGCTGAATAAATAGGCGCCTTATAATTTACCGCCTTGAACCCCTTACCTTTGAATTCTAGCACACCTTGCTTAGACGGTATAAACTCAATCTCCTTCTCTACTCTGGCAGGCATCAGCATCCTATGCCAAACATCAAGATTCTGACAGTATACATGTGCGTTAGCCGTAGTGAACCTTAGCTGACCCGGGGTCACAGCATGCCCATGCGTCCTGAGAGTATTAGCCATCAGGTGAATGAGCATCCACCCCTCAAGGGTGTCGTAAGGTAGCCCACACACGACGTCTGTGGACCTAGCAAAGATGTCGAGGTTGACCCTGCCCCCTACCACATTGAACGCCCACACCACCGGGCACGGTGGGATACGCATAGAACCTACCTCATAACCCTGCCAGGCAGTCCACACCGCCCGCTTGGTCGTAGGGTTAGCCACAAGCCTGTCCACGACATCACGTACGGCGTCATAAGCCCCATCAGGACCTCCGTAGCGCCACTGGACGCCGTACATAGGCCCTAGCTCATCTGTGGCCCACGGGGACCACATACGCTCCACGTCCGGGGTGATTCTAGCACACCTATCACTCTGCGTGGCCCCTGACCCACTAAGCATCCAGTAGAGTTCTCGCTGGGCCATGTCCACAGACACCCTACGGGTCTGTGACAGTGGGGCATGAGTGTAGACCACACTCCATGACCCGTAGCACCAGTAGGGGTGATCCTGGCCTTCTGTGACTAGCTCAGAAGCCTGTCTAGACAAGTGGTATATGTTCTGATCATACTCACACAGCACGGCGATAAGCCTCCAATATGCATTTGACAATTATGTAACCCGGTTCCTTAACCCATGAGCTACCATGTTTAGCCCAGTAGGTAAAGTCTCTAACCGCCTTATTGAAATTCTTAGCCAGGGTGTAGTTAGTAACACCGTAAATGACCTCCTTACTTACGCTGAACCCTAACCCCAAATAACTATTAAAGGCATTTAGAATAAGCATACAAGTCCTTTTATTAAGGTCCCTATACCTAATTTTGCCCCATTTAAGGACCTTCATACATTGAGGATACCAATCACCGAAATTAAGGTCCTTAACCCACCTAGCACCGTCTTCTTCTAGTGACCTAGTCACGACCACACCAGCATTCTTCAGTACGGTTATACCCTGCTTGTGGCCTCGACAGTCAGGCTTTTTCAAGGCCGGGTCAAGCCATGGCCTATCATACTCCAGATACCCCCTAAACCCAGCCAGCAGCAGCGCCCTAGCGCACGGAGCACAAGGCTCATAAGTCATCGCTATGTGGCCCTCGCGCAGCTCGTAAGGCAGTTTCGTGAGTTCTTGAGAGGCCCACACCTCTGCATGGATATACTCTAGACACTGGCCATTAGGCGCGACGTCATGCAGTTTAGGGCCTAGTTCCACATTGTGTGTAGCTATAGAGCGCCCTGTACGTGTGTTTTCGAAATAGCACCCAACTTTGTGGTCGGGATGAGACGACTGACTAGCAATCTCATATGCTTTCTCAATGTTACTCAGCATCATAGCTCCTTACAATAACCCGATCGAACTGCGGGAAAGTCTTCAGGATAGCCTCACAAGTAGGGCATACATAGTTAATTATGTACGCAATACCAGGGCGTGACCCCCCAACCTCATTTAGCAGCCTCATTACTGGGTGGATATAAGCCCCTCCGGGCTCAGGGTAGTACTTACCCGGCACCCACCAGATACCGTCAGGGCTAGAGAAGACCACAGACGACATACAGCCTCGCTCAGGTTTGATGCTCTGAACCATGCGGGGAATATCACCGAACTCATACATCAGAACTCACTCCAATCACCGAACTCGTCCTTGTGGCCGTACTTAGACTCGTACTTGAATCCCAACCACACACCGGCGATCGCCATCAGGACGAGGGCCACATACCACAGACCGTAGAAGATCGTCCAGGTGATCAGGATACCGATACCCAAAGCAGCGGCAACAGCAGCAACGATAGCGACCATGTAACCGACGAACTTAAGCATTGTTTTGAACCTTTCGTGTTGTTTTCTTGATGTCTTTAGCTTAGCACACTCTGGGGAGCTATGCAACCCCTCAGGGAAGGTTTTTCAGCGATTTTCCTCGAGCCACTCAGCGCCGATCTCGACCAGCTGGTCATAGGTCAGCGTGTAGCCCTCGTCGATCATGTCGATGAGGTAGCTGATCAGGGCCCACACGGGGGTGTCCTCGATGACCTCAGCAGTCTCAGGCAGGACCAGGACCTCACCGAACTCCTCGTCGAGGGGACAGTCCTCGGACTGTGGGCCCTCCACACGCACCAGCACGGGGTCAGTAGCGTCTACTGCGCGTGTGGCCCAGTACGCAGCCAGCTTCTCGATGGTCTCGCAGCCACTCACACCATGCCGGACCTTCGACTCATCGTTGTCCATGGGCCAGCTGTACTGGGTCTCAGGGTCGAGCAGGTACTCGACACCCCGGTTCCTGTCCTGGATCCTGAAGGCGATCATGTGTGTGGTCCTTTCTGTGTCTCGTTGGATCTAGCTTAGCACCCCTGCTGGCCTGCTACAACCCAAAATCTAAAATTATTAACCGAAGTTAACCCCTGCGTATCTCGAATCTGAGGCCCTAGCAGCCCCTACCCTAGCTAGACTACCGGGTAGGAGCTGCTAGGCCGAGTTTGCCCTACCCCGTGATGCTCTTAAGGCTATCAGGGAACCCTCCTCTGGTCATCCAGTAGCCCCTAGTGTTCTGGACCATGCCCTTGCCCTCCATCTGGGCGGGTGTCAGGCAGTGGCGGTTCACTCCGTGCTGGCCTGCGCGGTGGAGGTCCCCCGCACGAGTGCAGGTGAACGTCTCATGGCACTCAGGGCAGTGCTCTGGCTTGTGGCCGATGATGATTTTCTCACAGTCTCTGCATGTCCAGTTCATGGACCTACCCTAGCACACCTCAGACACCCCGTCAAAACTTCACGGTAGGGCCCAAACAGGCCCTAACAGCACCTGACCCTACCTAGGATACCCCCAAGCCTTTTGAGGCCGTAAATCGAGGGTGCCTACACGCTTGCCTGGGTGTCTGGGTCAGAGCTACCAACAGATAGCTACCGGCAGGGCGTTGACTGCGTCAGGGTGCTGGGCACTCTCGTGCACCAGGTAGCACATGAGGGCGAGTGTGGCTAAGGCCTCGCCCTCGTGGCGGGCTGCCCACCCTGGGACCCTGGACCACGCTGCTCTGGTCCCGACCGTGTGGCGCTTGATCGTGGGGCCACAGGTGTCGTGGACAGCTAGTGCGAACGCCCAGGGGGACAAGGCTACGTCGGACAGGGACTTGAGTGCCGCCTTGAGCGCAGTGATGTCGTCTGCCTGGATGGCGGCCAGGAGGTCACCTGCCAGGACGCGCTCGTAGCCGGTCTCACGTGTGGTCGCGTTGATGGTTGCAAGGATCTCTCGTCTCGTGATCATGGATCCACCCTAGCACAGGTCCACACACCCCTGCAACCCCCAAGAGTTAACCGAGGTTAAGATCCCCTCCCCCTACACCCCCCCTCCCCTCCCTGGGGCGCCCACGCGTGCGCCCGACAGAAGTCGCGTAACACGCGCACGTGACACACGCACGTGACACACGTGCGCGCACGGCACACGCAGGCGCACGCGGTATCTTCCCACTACCTTCCTCTCCGAGAGGGTCTCTGGCGTTTACGCCAGAGAGACCCTCTCGGAGAGAGGAAAAGTTATATATATTATTCTCTTTAGAGGGGGGTATGGGGGGAGACCTTTCTCTTGCTTGCTCCCAAGGTCGCTCAGCTCCCCGCCGTGTGTCCCCCTCGTGCCAGGGCTCGGGGCCCCCAGGCGTAAACGCCGGGGCCCCGGCCCGCACGAGGGCCACGGCGGGCTGGCACAAGCTGAGCTGATGAG